AAGAGCGGACAATAAGCCAACTTCTGAGAGTTTCCTCCTCTCGTTCGTTGTAGAATGAAAATCCCTGATATTGCTGAATATTTCAGCAATATCAGGGATTTTCTCCGTTTTCATCTTGCTCGTTTCTGCCCGTTTTTGCCAGTTATAGGGCGTGCTGTGAACACAGCGGCGAACACAGACAATCAGTCCTTGCCCTTGACGATGCCGCAGTAATAAGCCGACATCTTGGGCTTGGGGCCGGGGCCGTCCTCGTCGAGGAGGAAGGCGCGGGCAAGCTCCGCGAAGAACTCCGGCGTGGCGACGCCGAAGTGGGAGGCTACGCCGTAGTAGTCGGAGTACATCATGTTGACGGCGATCCACCAGCACCAGGGCGAGACCTCCTCACGGCTCACGCCGAGGCTCTCGGCGAGCGAGGTGGTCTGCTCCATGCTCCAGTGCGCGCCGGTGCTGCCGTCCGTGTTGCGCATGTGCTGCGCCCACTTCTCGGCGTCCGCCTGGGTAAAGTCGCCGCAGCCGCACAGGCTCGGCTCTACCTCGTCGAGCAGCATCCAGCCCTCGAGCATGGCGCGGATCGCGCCGGAGGAGCGCTCGCTGGCGGGCATAGCCATGTACTCAACGAGCGCGCCCTTGATCTTGTCTTTATAGGCTTTAACGTGATCTCTGGTCAGCATCTCCATGCTGCACCTCACAGTTTCTCGACCGTGACCGCGAGGTTGTTGACGACCGACTCCACGCCGCCGAGGATCAGCGACAGGAGCGAACTCTCGCAGCCGCAGGCGTTGCGCACAATGGCCGTGATGTCAAGGTTGGCGATGCCGGCCGCCGCGACGGTCTGAGACGCGGTCGCGCCGATAATGGCCACGCCGTCCTTCTGCGCGGTCAGGCTGACTGTGCCGGCCGCCGTGGGAGCGAGCGTCGCGGAGATGTTGACGAGGTAGTAGCCCTGCCCGCAGAGCGTGATAGCGTTGCCATCCTGACGGATGTTGCAGCCGTAGCGGCGCGTGGTGGTCCCAAACGGCACGATGCCGCCGACCGCGACGGTCGGTGCGCTGACGTTGGTGGTATAGATCGCAGACTTACTCATATTGATCCGATCCTTTCATAAAATTTTGAAAGGCGGAGCAGCTGTTGCCGCCCCGCCTTGCCTCGCCAAATAGGGCGTTACCATATTCCCCTTGCGGAGAAAATAGTTTAGATGTTGCCGTTGTTGTAGGCGCCGCAGCCGGCGACCGCGAACTGCGGCACGATGCCGTAGCCGTAGGGCGTGGTGCGGGGGATGCCGCACAGCGCTGCCTGCAGCTGGAGCTGGTTGATCTGGTTCTGCATGTCCGCCATGCGGTTGCCCGCGATGGCGTCGAGGATCTTCTGCGTCTGCGCGGTGGTGTTGGCGTTGATGCTCGCGGTGTTGAGCGCGCCATTGTAGTTGACGCTGTCGATGCCGCGAAGGATGTTGCAGCAGCACTCCTGCTGATGCGCAAAGCCCTCGGCCGTGGCAGCCTGCAGATCGCGCAGCTCGCCGAGGATGTTGTAATTGCCGTCCTTGACCGCGGCCTGGTTGTCATAGGCAGCCTGACGCACGGCAGCGACGGTCTCGTTGTTCTGGCGCTCGAGCGCCGCAAAGTCGGTGGCGCGCTGAACGTCGCCGACCGTGGCGTTGCGGTCGCCGGTACCGCGGGTGCCCCAGTTGCCAAAGCCGCCGCCCATCAGGGCGAGGATGGCAAAGAGCCACAGGCCCTCATTGCCGAAGCCTCCGAAGCCGCCGCCCTGAACAGCGGCGATGTCGGCAGGGGAAAGACCTTCCGTCATTGTTGATTACCTCCGAAAAATATATTTCCGAACGGTGTGCACCCCGTCTGGATCACTGGAACTGCGCGAGGATCGTCTGCGGGTCGACGCCCTGCTGCTGGCAGAGCGCGTAGAACGCGCCGCGCATATCGGTGCCGCCCTGCTGCGCCTGCCGGAGCTGCGCGAGTATTGGATTGGACTGTGCCATCTGCTCCAGTACGGCGATGGGATTGCGCGCGGCCTGATAGGCTTTGTAGAGACCAACGGCCCCGCTGACGTCAGGACTGCTCGGCGCTGCTGCTGTCGGTGCGGCGCTTGCCTGCGGGTTTAGCAGGCTCAGCATCGGGTTGGTGGGCACTTAACATCTCCTCCAATCTGGTCAGTCTCGCGCTGAGGTCGTCCACGTTCACCGCGGGGGGCTCGGCGTGCTGGGCAATGTCAAAGGGCGTGACGGTGAGGTAGCCGGCTCCGTCGGTCCGGCAGAGCCAGACGAGGGGCGCGGTGTCGTCGAGGGCGAGCATAGAGCTGTTGGGAGCCATTTGCAGGGCCTCTGCGCCGCGCCTGCCGGTCACATGGATAATTTCATACCTCGGGGCCGCGGAAGCGCGCAGGGCGGGCGCTGTGGGCGCGGGATAGGGGTAATAGGGCTGGTAAGGATTGCCTGCGGGATAATTCATGCGCTGCACCTCCTTTTGTTCTGCCTCTATCGTACCGCGGTTTTCGGCTTGCAAACTGCCCGCAAACTGCCCGCGTTCTGCCCTGCCCATAAAAAAAGAGAGCGCCGACGATTAGTCGGCGCTCTCTTTTTGTCCGTCTGCGATTTTGTGATAGGCGCGGCGGCGCAGCTTGGCGAGGCCGTCCACGCTGAGGTGGAGCAGCTCCGCCGCCTGCACGCAGGACCGCCCGCGCACGTCGCACTCGATGAGGCTCGCGGCCTCGTCGGGCGGCAGGTCGAAGGAACGAATGTAGGAAATGGCCCTGCGCGGAGCCATCGCGGAAAGTTGAGCGCGGATCTCTCTGTGCTGTGTGTCCATGTTGACACCACGGCTTGCAGGCGCCCACGCGAGGGGAAGTGTTGCAGACTTCCCACCGGTTTTCCTTTCCGTGCCCGAATCGGGCACAAATCATTTTAGGGCCTTGAGGATGTACGCGGCGAGGTACTCGCTCCACGCCTTCTGCGTCGCGGGGCCGAACGAGTTATCCACATCCAGCGCATAGCCGCAGGCGTTGAGGAACTCTTGTAGCTTCCCGACCGCCTCGCCCTTGTCGCCGCGCACTAACGTGCGCTTTTCCGCAGGATATGCAGGCACGCCGAAGCCCCGAATATAGCGTCCGTTGACGGGGAGGACGCGGTACGCGCACTCGTGAGCTTTACCCTTGTTGCCCTCAAACACCGTGATTTTTTGCCCGTCGCAGGCGGTCACGATGCCGGTGTGGTTTGGCGCGCCCGTGCAGTCCGTGAGGGCGTAGTCCTTGCGGTCGTTCCAGCAGTAGAATACCTGCTCGCCGATTTGGGGAACGTGCGCGTCGTTCTCGATCCATTGGCCGCGCGCTTGATACCAGCGCATCTGCTCACCGCAGGAGCACTCGACGGGAATGACCTCCGTCAGGCCGCAGAGGATCGCCGCCGCGCTCACCATCGCCGCGCAGTAGTCGTCGGTGTAGGTAAGCTTGTAGCCGCGCGGGTGCGGGAGATAGCTGTTGTAGGCGTCCACGATCTGCTTATGTACCGCGTCGCCGCGCACCGCACCCTCCCACGCGGTTAAGGTCTCAAGAAACCTCTTCATTTTTCTTCTTTTCGGTCTGGGTGCCGAAATAGAAGGCGATGACGGTCGTGAAGATCGTCAGGAACTCCGTCCCGCTGATGCTGCCGCGCAGGGCAAGCACCGAGAAAACCGCCGTGAGCACGATGGTCACGATGCTCTTGACCGTGAGTAGATTGGCAAGTCGATTTTGCATTTTTGAGCCTCCTTTACTACAAAAACCGCACGGCGTAAAATTGCCGCGTCTGTGTGTTGATCTTGCTGCACGCGCCGTTGATGGCGGCGACGTGCCCGCCGTCGAGCATGACGGCGTATTCCAGCTTGAGCTTGTCCCGGCACAGCGCGTTGACCTGCTGCGCGGTCATGCTGCGGCAGTAAACGCCGTAGAGCATCCCGCCCTTGTAGCCGAGGACGGTGTGGTTGGTCTTGCGCAGCACATCGGAGTAAGCGCCCGTAAAGCCCTCCGCCGCGGGGGCATAGTGGTCGAGCAGGCCAAGCCCACCGACCGCCCACACGACATCACCCAGCGCCGCCGCCGAGGAGACGCGGGCAATGCGCACAACGCCGTCCGCGGTTTTGTAGAGCACGCTCTCGGGGCGAGGATAGTGACAGCTCATGCCGCGCACGACCTTGCCGCCGCGCACCAGAATGCTGCAAGGCTGGCCCTGCCAGCTAAAGCTCCCCGAGATCGCGTTCTTCGGCAGCGGCCCGCTCATGTTGACGGGCTCAATGTCCCGCGCAAGGATGCAGGGCTGACCGTACAGCTCGACGTTAAGGGGCCAGCAGTCTGCGCCGAGCTTGGCGGCGATGTCGCTCAAGGTCTGGTTGCCGATCCAGCCGTTGTCCAGCGCGCCGACGGAGCGCTGGATGGCGCGGATCATGCGAATCTCTTCCGAGGTAGCGCCCTTGACGTCTCTCATGACATTACCTCCCACTCGTCGATCTCCGACTTGATGCGGTCGATAAAGCTGTTGCCGCCGAGGGCCTTGTAGCCCCGATAAAGGTAGATGAAATCCTCAAGCTCATACTGGCGGATCGTCTGGCTCTCGCGGTGCTTGTAGTAGGCGCGCAGCATGTCGTGCCGGAGCTGGCATTTGAGCGCATCGGTCAGCTTGTCCAGCCCAAGCAGCTTGTTGCGGATGGGCTTGATGAGCATGGCCAGCGCCGCGAGGATCACGGTGATCTCCGAGCACAGCGCCGCCAATTTCGATAAACTTTCCATAGGCGTTGTCTCTCTTTCCGGCGGCGCGAAAAAAGCCGCCTTGTCGTGCTTGACAAAGCGGCTTTAGGTGTGCTATATTTAGGCCAGTAAGAACGGCTGCCATTGCTGGTGGCGGTCGTCCCTCAGTGAGTTTATAGCTCGAAGGAAACGCCGCTTACCGCTATGGTGGGCGGTTATTTCTTATGTCTTGTGACCGTGAAGATCAGAGACGCAAGACCGATGAGCACAAGCGAATATGTGAACATATCAGCGTATGTAACCATCGCGCACCTCCTTTGCAGGAAGTGGACAACCTTGCCGTTCTTACCGGCAGGCGAATTATAGCACAGTCTGCCGCGCTTTGTCAATTTGCCGCCCTCCGGGGCGGCTTTTTTTACTTGTTCAGCTCCGCGAGCTTCGCCGCGATGTCCTCGGGGATGGCGCAGGTCGTCATCTTGACGCAGTAGCCGTCCTCGTCGTAGGTGAGCTTGTAGCAGGGGGCGACATATACCTCCGTGCCGGCGCGGGAAATGTCACGCGCCATGACGGGCTGCACGATGCTGTTCTTGACACCCGAGTTTTCGCTCAGGCCTGCGGGGGTATCGGTGACGTTGATGGGCTTGCCGTCGGATGCGATACGAGTAGTAGTCATAGTTTTGTTCTCCTTTTCTTTGTTCAAAATTTATTTATCAGGGGAGTTTTTGGAGGCGGCAGCCGATGTCACTGCGCGCGCTCGATGCCCCGCCATTGCCGTACAGGCAGAAAGCACCATAGTATTGGCCTTGGCCGTAATAAGCACCAACGCGCAACACAATACCACTGGGGCCGTATTCGCAGTAATCGCATACATACGTATTCTTCGTGCCGTGGACTGCGTTGGGGTACAGTGCGTACTCAAAGCCGGACGCCGTGGGATTCGTCCACTCGGAAATGTAGTCGCTGCTCGTAGCGCGAGTGCCGACCATCGTACCGTTGGCCGTGTCACTGAACTGTGCCGGGTCCTTGATGCAGCAGACAATCTCGCCGGAGAAGTAAATACCGTCGCACCAGTCGAACACGTTGTCCCACAGGCCCTCAATATAACGGTACTGGGTGCAGCCGTAGGTGGTGCGGCTGGTTGCGGCGGTACCGGTGTGATACTTCATGCCGTCCGTCGCGCCCATGTTGAACAAGCTGCCACTGGGGGAACAGCCGTAGCCGATGGCCTTTTGGCTGTTCCAATCGCCGTACTCTACCAGGTACAGCATCCTGATCGTCCAGTACATCGCGAAGTCATACTGCCAGTAGGTAGCGCCCAGATTATGGATGTTGGTTCGAGCCTGTGCGCGGGTCATATTGTTGATAGGCGAACTGCCAGATGTGCTCTTGTAGCCACTGGCGCAGTGATACCGGCCGACATATACATAGTCCCGCTCACCCTTGCCATCGCCTCTGTCGGCGTGAGCTGGGGAGGTATGGAAGCCGTCCACGGCGGCATCCGCGATCTGGAGCTTCATACTCTTGCCGCTGCGGGTCCACTTGTACCAGAACTTGGGGATCTTCACCAACGTACCGGCGGTCGGATCATCTTCGACAACCATTCCAGCCCACGGCATAAGATTATCGAACGGCGAACTGCCCGCGCCGTTGTTGACCGCAGGCTCCGGATCCGCAAACGCAGCAGCAGAGTCCGTTCTTGTGCCTTTCGTCAGGCCGTTGTTGCTTGCCCAATCCCAGAAGGCTCCGTAAATGGACACAGAAACCACAGAAATAGCCTGATATGCGGTCTTGGTCACGCCGCCCTCGGTGTAGCTGACCGTGATGGCCGTATCACCGGCTGTGAGCGCTCCCGCGGGCGAGAAGGTGTAGGACGGGTTCATCAGCATCGCGCCGTTGGAGTAGGTCGCCGTGACTACCATGCCCGCGGGGTCGAAGGTCTCGCCTGCATTGTAGGCGGTCTTTGTGGGCGGTGTCGTGATGGCAATGCCGGTCAGCTTGATGCCGACAACGGTGCCAACGATGCGGTTTCCCGCCGCGTCGTGCGCGGTGACGCCGGCCATGAGCGTCTCCGGCGTTACGGTGTCCCCGGTCAGGTCGAGCAGGACCGTCCCGTCGCTGAGCTGGACTTTGTTATTGGCCATGCCGCACCTCCTCAGCCGATGGTGACCGTCTTGCCTCCCTGCGCGTTGTCGGTGTAGGCAATCGGGATCGCCGCCACCGTGACGGAGCTGAGGCAGTTGTACCCCTCGTCGGGCAGAACCTCCTGCGAGGCAAACGTGGGCGTGACGCTCTTGGCCTGCGGCTTCATTCCCTCGCTGCCGGACATCGTGCCAGTCACGCCGAGGACGGTGATGCCCTCGCGGATGTTGGAGGGGATCAGCTTTGCCTCTTCGGCTGCGTCGATCTGCGCCTTGCCGCTGCCGTCGTGGTAGCCCTGGGGGATGGTGACCGGCTTGCCCTTTTCCGTGATATTGAGCGTCTTGGCCCCGTTGTTCGGCATGGTGCCGGTGACCTTGCTGCCGGTGACATAGGCCGTCTTGCCGGCCAGAATTTCCGCCGCGCCCGCGGTGGCGTCGCCGGTGTCCGCGTCAAATTCGCAGGAGCCGGTGATGGGCGCGCCGTCCTTGCCGTGCGCGGTAAAGCCCTTGAGGAGCTTGTCCGCGACCACGGTGTCCTGGGTGAGGTCCATGAGGACTTCGCCGCTCGAGAGTACGATTTTGCTGTTGTACTGATTTTCAGCCATTGAAAATACCTCCGATAAAAATTGTTTTTCCGCCCGAGGGGTTTTCCACGCGGGCGACCGCAATGGGGTCAACGGTCACATTGTCTTTCAGAAGCCTGTCCTTTGTGGCAAGCTCCTGCGTCTCAAAGCTGGGCATCACGGTATATGGGCCGTCATACGGCTCGCCTCCGCCGCCCCCGCGGATGGTGACGTCAAACGCTACCGAGAGCGCCGTTTTCTGCGTCAACTCGAATGTGACCATCAGATCACCTTCCTACTCAGCGCGCGCTTGACGTCAAGGCGTTGCATTTCCGAGCCGATCACGTCGCCGCTCGGGAACTTCACGCGCACCTGCATGGGGCAGACGGTCGGAAGACCGAAGGTCTCCGTCTGCGTGAGGGGAAAGTGAAATTTGCCGTCGGAAAACGTGACATCGCCCGGATAGGTCTTGACGAGGTTCAGCAGCGCGATCTCGACCAGAGAGACGGCCGGGGGGCTGAGTGCCTGGCCCTCGTTGGTGATCTCAACCTCGATGGAATAAGCGTCGCCCTGTACCATTACGTCGTCACCTCCGTTGCGCTGACGGCGCCGGTGTCGTCCACCGTCAGCTTGAATTTTTTCGTGCTGCCCGCCGTCGAGGAGGGGAGGATGATCTCGCCCTCGTCCACGCGCTTCAATAGCTCGTCGGTCTTCTCGCCGGTGTAGAGCATGGTGTAATAATCGTTCGGCATAAAAAACCTCCTTAAACGATCATTCTCCGCCCGAGGGAATCGAGCAGGCCGTAGTTGTTGCTGGTCACGAGCGGGCCGGACTGGAGCTCTTTTTTCTTGCGGTAATAGATGATGATGCAGCCGGGCTTGCCTGCGCCGCCTGCGCCCGCAGAGCCGCCGGTCGCCCATGCTCCGCCCGTTTCTGTTTTCGGATTTTTGCCGGATGGCGAAAACGACATGCTGAGCGTACCGACTGCACCGGCACCACCGCCGCCGTGACCGCCGCCTCCGCCGTCGCCATAGTTTTCGCCGTCATTCCCGTTGGCTCCGTTTGCGCCTTTGCCGCCGCCTGAACAGTTGCCGCTAAGCGTAACAACGCTTTGAGAGGGATCGTTCGAATTGAACTCGCCGTATAGGTTGATATAGACTTCTCCTGCCGAAGTCGCGCCGTTTGCTCCTTGTGCAGCACCGCCGCCGCCCCATCCGTTTGCCGTTACAGTTCCCGATGTCCCGTACTTGGTTTGGCTTACCGTTTTGCTGTTGATCCCGTAGCCTCCGAGATAATCGCCGACTGCTTGACCGTTATTCCCGGGGGAGCCTCCGTTTCCGCCCTTTATACCGTTCGCGCCTTTTCGACCGAAAAAAGTTTGCGTCACCAAATCATAATAGCCATCGGCTGAGGCTTCACCGGACGCGCTTGACAATTCCCCAAACGTGCTGTTTCCGGCAGGCTGTGCCGCCGCATATTGAAATTTCTGTCCGGTTATTACATTTAGCGATGCAATTAAAATTTTTCCACCGGAGCCGCCCTCGCCGCCTTCGCCGCCTTGACCGGCGGACGAACCGGAATAGGAGCCGGATGACCCGCTTTTGGACTGCGAAGAAATGCCTGCCGAGCTGCCTGCGCTTCCGCTTGCGCCCGTTTCGCCGCCGCCAATAACCACAACACGAATTTCACCGTCTATTTCCGATTCCCACTCGCCGGAGCCGGTAAGCAGCACGCGCTCGTCGTAGTATTCCGCAGTATCCGGCTGCGGAGGCAGAAAGCCGACGAGCGCCGAGGTGCGGGACTTGAGCAGCCCGGAGATCTTCGTCTCGCGCGAGGCGATGCAGGCGAGCGTCTGCTGTTTGTCCCACTCGTTCCAGAGCGAGACGACGTGCCCGGCGTGCTCGCCCGCGGGGTTGACGTCCACGGTGAGCTGCTCGCGGCAGGCGTAATAGGCTGCCATGCGCTGCGCGACCGCTGAGGCGTTGACGAGCGAGACGAGCGTCGCGTCGGTGATCTCCTCGACGTTCTCCGCCGCGCCCTCGGTTACGGTGCGCGTGACGACGCGCCGGTTGTGGACGTAGCTTTTGCCGGTGAGCTTGCCGGTGCCCGCAGAGAGGACGGCGTAGTTCGCGCCGCTCTCGAGAATGGCGAAGCCCTCGGCCGTGAGCGTGTGCGCCGGCTCGTCAAACTCGATCACGTCGCCCTGCTGGGCCGTGCCCTCGAAGAGCGTGACGTCCTCCGTGCCGGCAATGTACTGGTGTTCGGTGACGGCGACCGCGCTGACGGGGTCGAGGTACTTGATCTGGATGTTTGCGGCATGGACGCTCCCGGGGCCGATGATGCTCGCCGTGCCGTCCCAGAGTTTCTGCACGCGCAGCGTGCCGTTCTCGTCCGTGTGCAGCCACGCGCCGATGGCAAAGAGCACCTGCACGAGGCTGTCGCGCGCCGAGGCGATGGGCAGCCAGCCGTAGAGCTTGATGCCGCGGTAGGCGGTCTCGATGAGCACAGGGATGTCGCCGCAGATCTCCGCGACGACCTCGGCAACCGTCTGCCCGGTGTAGATGCCGCCGCGGTGCGGCCGGACGATCAGCAGCCCGACCGCGGAAAGCGCAGAGAGCGTGTAGAGCTTCGGCCCCACACGCGTGACGCTCTGCAGGTAGTAGACGCCGACGCGGCTGCCGGAGCGGAAATACTCGACTTTGTCGTTTTTCTTGAAATTCCGGATCGTGCCCGATTCGGACAAAACGGTGATGTCGAGCGTGTCCGCCTCGAGCGCGTCCGCGCGCAGCTCCTTGTACTCGCCCAGGATGCCGGGAGACTTTGCGGGCAGGGCGTTGTCCTCGGCGAGGAGCTCGCCCTTGTACTTTATCGAGTTCACACTCATCATCTCGCCCTCATGGTCACGCGGAAGCCCCGCCACCAGTGCGTGCCGTGATCGTCGAGCAGGACGGACACGGTGTCGACCGTGGGATGGGCCGCGATGGTCTTCTCCGCGCCCTCGCGGAGGTCAAAATAGCGGAACTGGACCTCATTTTTGAGGCACGCCGTCAGCAGCGCGGTGATGCGCTCGGTCGGCGCGTCGTTGGTGGTGCCGACGATCGTCGGCTTGACGGCGAGCAGGTCGCGCAGCTCGTCGCCGGAGCACATGAGGCCGCCGTTTTCGCCCTCGCGGAACTCGTAGCTGACCTCATAGCCGTATTTGTGGAACAGGTCGGTGAAGTCCTGCCCGTCCACGATAAAGGGGTATTTCGCCATCAGGTGCCCTCCTTTCCGGCCAGCGGCTTGCCGCGCCGGCGGCCCTCGGCCTGCATGAGCGGGTACTGCTTGCGCGCGAGCGTCTGGCCGTCCAGCTCGAGCGTGACGTCAATGGTCACGTTCTCGCGCCGTGCGGCGCTCTGCGCGGTCGCAGAAGACGGGGCGCGGGTAGATGCCACCAGAGCGCCGGACGCGCCGTAGCGCGCGGCAGAGCGCCAGAGCGCGGCCTCCTGCGCGTTGAGGACGGCCTCGTCCGCGTGGAGCTCGGCGAGATAGCCGTCGTAGGGCACGCGGTCGAGCCCCGCGGCGTGGGAGCCGGAAAGATGCTCGCGCAGCCTCGCCTCGGCGCGGTAGCGGGAGAGCTTCGAGGTGGACGAGCGCTCCACATTTTTCTCGTTTGCTTCTTCACGCGCTTCGCGGATTTTCGAGATCAGATCACTAATAGCAGTGATCGCAGCCGTTACGCCCTCAACAATGTCCGCCGTGAATCCGATGATACCAGCCGCAATGGGTGTCAGCAGCTCGCCCAACCGCGCCATCGCCGCGTTGAGCGCCTCCTGCGAGCGGTTCATTTCCATAATGTCCTGGTTGGCGTCCTTCCACGCCTGCCCGGTCTCCCGCAGGCCTTGGTTGGCAAGCTGCACAAGCACAAGCTGCGCACGCTCAGACTGATCCGCGCAGGCGGCGAGCTTTTCGTTAAATTCGTCCTCATTGACGCCCGCCCAGTTGAGCACGTCCGCGAAGACGCCGGTGACCTTTCCTGCCTGCACGGTCTCATTGATGGCCTCGGAGAGACTGTCGATCGGGATCGAGTCGCCGTAGGTCGCCCACGCGCCGATGACCTCGTCAATAAGGACTTTGAGGTCTTCCTGCGCGAGGCCGAGGGCTTGCAGGTTCGCCGTCGCGGTCGCGGCGGTCTGCGTGTCCCCGAGTACGGCCTGCAGCTCCTGATAGACTTGCGCGGTTTCCTCGGCAGTGTAGCCAGCAGCCGCGCTGGAGACCTCAAGCGTGCCCATGATCTTGCGGTATTCCGCGGTCGATTCTACGATCTCAAAGATCGCGTCTTTTACCGCCTTCGCGCCTGTGACGATGGCGCCGCCGACCAGCAGCCCCTTGAGGTTGCTGAGCGCCGAAGTTACGCCGCCAAGGTTAAAGCTGCCGTCCTCGTTGCGCAGGCCCTTGAGTGCGCCACCGATGCCGCCGAGGCCATCGTCGAGGTCATCGGTTTTGCCTGCGGCATCCTTGACGGATTTGCCGTAGCCGTCGATGCTCTTCGCGCAGCCGTCCGCGCTGTCCTCGGCCTCTTTAAGCAGTTTGTCGTTCTCGCTCAGCTCGTCGTTGAGCTTCGCGAGCGCGGTCTCCGCGCTTAAGAGCTGCCGGCGGTAGCTGTCGGTGCGGCTGTCCGCCTCGCCATAAGCCTCCGCCGCCTCCTCGACCGCGCCCTGCAGGGAGACGATCTTGCCGACCTGCTGCTCAATAGACTGCTTGAGCAGGTTGTGCTTGGCGCGCAGCGCCTCGGAGCTGTTCGCCTGCCCCTTAAACTGCGCGTCGACGAGCTTCATCTCCGCGCCGAGGTTGCCCAGCTCGCGGTTGACCGCCGCGAGCTGCTTTTTGTATTCCTGCTCGCCATCGATGGCAAGCCGTGTGGTGATCTGGCGTACTGCCATCACGCACCCTCCTCTCTTTTTAGTCCGCGCCGGCGCTCCTCAAGCGTTTGCAGGTCCATGACCTGCCCTGGCGTAAGTAGCAGCCCCTCGCGGACGCTCAGGCGCAGGAACTGCGTCAGAAGCTGGAGCCAGAGCGCACGCGTCACGGAGATCCCGTTTTTTTTTGAAGCTCCACAAGGCCGAGGTCAAGGTCGCCCGTCTCTTTTTCCTCGCGCCGGAAGCCGAGGACGATGGCGGCGAGGATGGCGTCCTTCGCCGCGGCGACCTCGCGCGGGGCAAGGTGGACGCGGAAAAACTGCTCGGTGAGGACGGGGCCGTGCGTCTGGCCCTGCCAGCGCCGATAGAGCTCGCCTTGCTCGGAGAGCTTGAATAGGTAGTAGCACACCGCCTCGAAGCTTTTCTTGCCGCTGCCCTTGATAGGATCTGTGATAAAGCCCTTGGTGCCAAATTTATCGTAGAGATCGAACAGCGCCTGCCCGTTGAGGCAGAGATGCAGGTGCTGCCCGCAGAGATCAACTTCGTGTACTTTCATATTTGCCTCCGATTTGAGAAAAGGCGCAGCGGGGTGCTGCGCCTTTTCGCATTCCTTAGCCGCCGGACGTGGCCTTGACCTTGCCGTTGACCCACGTCTTCGCGGCGGCCTCGGTCGTGAGCTCGTCGCTTTCGATGCGGTACTCGCCGGTGTTGCAGGCGTCCACCGAGAGCGTCAGCTTGGGGCTGTCGAGCACGATGGTCTTCTGCTTTGTGTTATAGGTGCGCCCGTCGAGGCTTGCCTTGACCTTGGGGTAGAAGATGCCCTTAAAATACTTCGAGCCATCGGCCTTGATGTTGGTCGTGTAAAAGCCGAGGCAGCCGTAGGGCGCGGTGTCGTTGCTGGAGAAATGGATGTCCTTCGCGCCTTCGGTGCTGTCGATCTGCGCGCCGGTGACGGCCGAGGCGGTCTCGTTGGGCAGCTCCAGCACGCCGACGGCAAGCGAGCCGTCAACGAACTCGCGCAGGTAGATCTTGCGCACATCGTCCGCGCGCGATTCGACCTCGGAAAAGTTGAGCGTTTCGGCGACGCTCATGAGGTCGCCGAGCTTCATCGGCGTGCCGTAGTTGGGCAGCGCGTCCTCCGGCTCGGGATTTGACGCCGCGAACGGCGCCCACTGGAGATTTTTCGCTCCGTACTGAGGCATAGTTGTGCCCTCCTTTACAGGTTTTTGGATTCGAGGAATTTGTTGTAAACAGCGGCCTGCGCCGCCGTGGTCGCCGCCGCACTCTTCTCGTTGGCAACAGAGATAAACGGTCGCGCCGGAATGCCGCGGTGCGGTACGCCAAATTCATTGACAAAAGCGATTTCGGCGTTGCGCGTTTTGGAGATCTTTTGCTTACCGCGCTTGCGCGTGCCGGTCGGTGTGACGTAGATCACGCGGTAGCCATCCCTGTGCAGCTTGACACGGCCCTTTTTGATGGAAAGCGCCGTTTCTCCGGTCGCATAGGGACCGCGCAAAACCGCAGCCGCTTCCTTGCGCTGAGCCTCCGCCGCGACATCTGCGCCGGCTTTGAGCATGTCGTCGATGACGCTCTCGGGCAGCTCCGCGACCTGCTGCATGGAAAGCATAAACTCGTCGAGGCCGCTTACAGAAAAGTTAGCCATCCGAGCCGCCTCCCATCCAGCAGCCGACCGCCTCGAACTCGTAGACATAGTGCTGTCCGTTCTGGTCGGTGGCGTTGGTGATGTCCGGCGCGGTGAAGTCCTCGACCGCCGCGAGCGCCTGCCAGAGAGCACGCCGCGTGGCGACGGTCGACGCCTTGAGCGGGGCGAGATAGTGCAGCTGCACGAGCGCGCGCTGCAGCTGCGCGGTGTCGTCGGCAAGCGCCTCGGGCTCGAGCGGAAAATTGAACGTGCAGTACTCTTTGGGCGGCGTCTCGCCCGCCTCCGTGACCAGCAGATCCGGCACGCACACCGGCACGATCGGCGTCACGACCGCGATGATTCGCTCATTCAGCGTCATACCTTGCCCTCCTGCGTGATGCGCTCGCACCAGAACTCCATGTACTTCCCCTCGTCGCCGTAGGTGTTGACGTAGAGGATGTTATAGTCGCGCCCGTCGTAGCGGATCAGGAGCCGCCGGTCAAGCAGCTCCGGGTTCGCGCGCGTGAGAAAGCGCACCTTCGCCTCGCCGAACTCCGCATTTGCCCGGATCAGCTCCGTGCCGCTTGTCTGCGAAAACTGCGCCCAGGTCTCGCGCACGAGCTCCGGCTCGCCGGGTACGTCGTAGCCGTCCGCGTCCTTTTTGGTCGTCTTGCGCAAAAACTGGATGCGCTTTGAGAGCTTCCCTGCGTCAACGTGCATCACGCGCCTCCCTCCGCTCCCTCGCCCGTGCCCGAATCGGGCACAGGCTCGGTGAGCTTGAGCTGGTTGATGAGACGCCGGAAGGCGGGGTTGTCGCTGAGCGCCCCCTCGACCGCCGCGTCGCGCCGGTCGTAGAGGTCGAGCGCGAGGTACTTGACGCATTGCAGATACTTCGCATAGCGCGGCGAGCCGTCCTGCGGCTCCCGCACGCCCGCGTCGGCGAGGGAGGCCGCTGCCGTGTCCACAAAGCCGGGAAGCTCCGCGTCGTCCGCCTCCACGTGGCAGTAAACGGCGATCTCGCTCAGCTTCTCGCGCAGCATCGCTTAGCCCCCGCTCTTGGGCAGATTCGCGATAACGAAGCCCTTGTCCACGATCAGGTTGCCGCCCACCATGGCGTCGCCCAGGATGGTGACCATGCGCTCCACAGCCTTCACGCTGTCATCCACCCGCACGGTGTAGTCGCCGAACAGGCCCAGCTCGTAGTTGGCGGGATCGCCGTACAGCATGGTCTGGATGGCAGCGCTGCCAGCGGTGGAGGCAGACAGGGCGGTCAGGTCGCTGACGATGGTGTAGGGCACGATGTTGCCGCCGTCCTCGATGGTGCCGATGTTGGGGTTGCCCGTGGCGGGGTTGATCTTGAACACCCGCTGCTTGTCGCTGTTGCGCAGCTTGCCGATGGCCTTCAGATCCGTCTTGTTCAGGTACAGCCTGGCATTCTGACCGATGGCCTCGTCGCTGCCGTAACTGAAAAACAGGTCATCCAGCAGGTTCTCGTCGATGCTGGAAACATCCACGCTGGCCGCAATCACGGCGCCCGCCACGTTCTTGGCGTTCTTGATGCCGAACATATCGGGGGATGCCTGGCCGTCGCCGTTGACGATCAGAGCCGCCAGCTTTCGGCGCATGGCACGCATCGCCATGTTGTAGATTTTGGTGTAGTAGTCGGCGGGACTCAGGCGGGAGATATTGCGGTCGACAAACTGGGTTACGTTGAGCTCGTAAGGGCTGATCTTGGCCACGCCAAAGGTGGGGTCGGCGCTGGTAGTGCGGGCCTTGCCGGCGTTGGTGGTCACCTTGCCGCCCTTGGCGTCGATCTCAGAGATCACATAGGGCTCCAGGAAGCTACCCATGCCGGTCAGGTTTTGCACATAGACCTGATCCACGATGGAGGAGACCACGTTGCCCAGAGGGTCGCGGATGTTGATACCGGCGCCGGTGGGCTCCACCAGAGTGCCGGTGGCCAGAGTGATGGACTTCATCACGGCCCGGCGGGTCTCGTCGGCGGTGAAGGTCACGGTCTTGCCGGTCATGAGAGCATGGCCGCGCTCCTCGGCCTTGTCGCGCGCCTCCGCGGGGTTCTCCTGTTTTTCGAGGAACTTGCGGTCCTGCTCCTCAATGAAGGTCTTGACCTCGGTGATCTCGCTGTTGAGGTTCTCGATCTCGGTCATCTTGCTCCGATAGTCCTCGCGCTTGCCCTCCTTGAGCAGGCCCTCGGCCTCCGTGAGCATGCCGGCGCGCTTCGCCAGCAGGTCGTTGTACTTTCTGCGCATTTTGTGCCTCCTTAAAATCTCATTTTTTCAAGCTCCAGTGCGGCCTCGTCCGCCCAGTGCTCGTCGTTATCCGCGCCCTCCGGCGCGTGGGTCTCCTTCATTTCGGCGCCGCCGTAGCGCTTTGCCTTCACAACGCCGGCCTCCGGCTGTGCGGGCACGGCCACGAGGCTCACCTCGTAGGCGTCCGCCGCGCCGTCGAGCTCGAAGTGGCAGAGCTGCCCGTCGTACTCTCGGCCCGGCCAGTGCTCGCACAGCATCTTGCGCTGGTCCGCGCCGCAGATCGAGCAGTTGACGTGCTCCACCGCGCAGCCCACGCTGCACTCGCGCAGGATGCCGCCCTCGATGGCGGCGATGGTGTCTGCGGTGCTCGCCGTGCGGACCATGTAGCAGCTGAGCACCAGACGCTTGACATCGCCCCGCTTTTCCAGATGCGCATCATAGACGCGCGCGGTCTGCGTTTCCGCACTCCAATTATGGTCGCGCAGCACAGGCTTGCCGATGTACAGTTTACCGAGCTGCTCGAGTGTCGCCTCGGTAAAGCGCTCGCCCTCGCGGTCGACCTGGTTGTCACAGGCCGTCAGGCGGAAGGTAAACACTTCATCCTCGGTCAGTTCCCGCAGCGTCTGCTCGTTGATCATTGCAAGCTCCAGTGCGCCGGCAATTTCTTTTTCCAGCCGTGCGGCCTTGTAGATCATTTCCATGTGGTTTACTCCTCTCCGGCGGCCGCGCCGCCGTTTCTCTGCGCACTCAGCTCCGGCCACAGGTCAAGCGGCACATAGTTCAGGCTCGCGCGCCTGCGGTTGCCGCCCGGCACATTCGGCAGGTCTTCCAGCGCCGCGATGTCGTCTGGGCTGAAGACGCTCAGCTCGCTCATCACGCGGTACCAGTTGGCTCGGCTCGCCGTGTCGCCCTTGAGCTCCGCCATCATGTTGATGCGCAGCTCCAGCCCCGCGGCCAGCTCGCTGTCGGTCAGCAGCTTATAGCTTTGCTCCTCCTCGTACTGGGTCACGATGGGGTGCAGCGTGCCGACGACATACTCGATCGCGTTCTGCTCGTTGCTTCCGTAGGCCTGCTTGCCCTCATTGAGTTTGTAGAGCGGCACGCCGAAGTAGCGCGCGATGTCCGTGATCGACAGCTGCTTGTTTTCCACAAACTGCGCGTCGCGGTTCGTCCCCGCGATGCTCGTGTACTTGAGACCGAGGTCGAGGATCGCCGTCCGGTGCGCCTTGCTCGGCCCCATGTGGATGCGCTCCCACTCGCTGCGCAGTGCGTCTTTTTTGGTCACAAGCGACCCGTCCGAGCGCTTGAGCGGCTTGCCGTGTTCGTCCATCACATAGCCGCCGAGGTCGGTGTCGGTCTCCAGCACGCCGCCCGGCTGCCCGCCGTTGGCGTAGTAGCTCAGCTCATACTCCTGCGCGGCCCGCGCCGCGGCGATCACCTCGCCGGCGCGCGTCACCGTGCCGAGACCGAGCAGTCCGTTGCGCGTGGCGTTCTTGTAGTGGCACACATCCTCGTTTGGCAGCCGCATCACCTCGCCGGAGAACGGATGCGTCACGTCGTACCACACGCGGCCCGCCATGTCGTGCCAGGGCTGCACCAGATACCACGGCACCGGGATCAGCTCCACCGGCTTGCCCGTGCGCTCGTCGCGCACGATCCAGTCGTAGCCGTTGCCGCCCTCCAGGCGGCTCGTCTCCAGCACCTTTTTACGGATGAATGGGGTCATGGCCTCGTTCGGCCGGATGTTCAGCAGCCGCAGCAGCTCGTGGTCTGTGCGCTCGCGCGTCCTCGTGTCGATCACATAATTCGGCAGCTTTGCGATGCTGTCGCTGAGGATCTCAATGCAGCGGTCGACCGCGCTGAGCTTGCGCGCCGCGCTCTGCGGGTCTTCGCCAATGGCCAGACCGCCGGAAGCCGTCAGGCTGCCGACCGTTACGGTTTTGCTCACAGTGGGCGAGCGTGCGGTCGCCGCGCGCAGGCCCTTGATAATGCTCATGCTTGACCATCACTCCCTTCGTCGTTTGCACTATCGTCAAAGCCGTCAATGACGGCCATTGCGATCAAAAGAATGCCGCCCACGATCAAGCCGGCGGGCAGGTAAATCATGCCCGCGCCGAGCGTAATGAGCAGCACGCCGAGCA